CCAGCTTGGTCTAAGTTAAGTTTGCCAAAACATTCAATAATCTCTGCATGAGATACGAATATATAACCTATCTGTCCACTATCCCATTTACAGTTAAAAGGTGTAGTTCTAAGAGCAATACCAGAATGTTCGTACATATATACAGGTAAAGATAAAATATCTTCCTTTTGGATATGCTCTAACAATTCTTCCTTTGTCCAATCATTGTTATCTGAATAGTTATATCTTGAATGAAATGCGATTATAGTTCCCAAATTATCATCTTCTCTAGGATTAAACGGAGATGTGTCAAACTGTATATTGGCAACGTAGTTTTTACTTTCTATAGTTTCTAAAATATCACTCATTAGCTTTGTCCTTTTTCATATTCTTGTTCAATTTTTTCTGTTGTAAATCTGTCTGCCCACATTGTTTCGTTATCTGTAATATCAGCATTACAAATAATTACTTCAGACTGATCTTTATGTTGGACATAGAGATTTAAGTGACCATCACTATCTGAACACACTTCTATTTTCCAATCTTTTATCTTATGTTTTTGATATTCGTGTTTACTCATTAGCTTTCTCCTCTAAGTCTTCAACTTGCATATCGTCACAAAGATATTCAAGAGGTTTTAGTCTTCCTTCGTGATGAAACTCTTTTATAGTTCCGTCTTTGTTTAGTAGTGCATTACCCTCTTCATCAGACACATAAAATGTTATATCTAATACATTTATATTTACATATAGCTTTTCACTCATTTGCGGTCTCCTTTTGAATCATTAATCTTAGGGTGGTCGCAAGAATCTAGGTCGTCACAATAGTATTTATCTAAAAAACATTTTTCTTTCAAGTGCGTAGAAGCCATCTTGCCTAAATGATATAAATGATGGGGCGATCTCTGCATTCGTGCCGATAAATTTTCTATTAAATTATCATGACTGTTCTTTTTCCAAACTGTATCTGGCAGAACTGAGTTGTCGTTTTCGTCTGTACTATTTAAAATATGGTACGCAACTTCTACTAAGTCTTTTATTTCTTGTTTCCTCATTTGCGGTCTCCTTTTGTTTGCGGTCTGCTTGCGGTCTGTTTATCCAGATGCAGGCCAACCAGGTTTATAAAATCTTCCAGCTCGTTAGCGGTAATGCGTACACTACCGACTTGGGTTATCCATTTAGGCATGTGAGATCTCCTTTATTCAAAATCTTTTGGGTTAAATTCTTCGTAATCAACAGAAGGACAGACTTCGCCTTCTGTTTCTCCTCTTAGATTGTATAAGGCTCTCCTTTCTGCTTTAGCTAAAGATTCAGCTCTAACAGAATAGTAACCAACTTTTTCTTCTCTAACTCGTATGTGATAGGTTTTCATTATCCTAACTCCTCATCATCCCATTCAAACTCCCAACCAAGTTTGAGACATAATTTCTTATACGTTGCTCTACCACTTGAAGTCATTCTTTGATATTCCCAACCTAAATCATCTACTAAGTCTTTGATTTCTTTACTCATGGTTGTTCTCCTTTAAGTTGACAGTAAGTAAATGATTGTCTCCAAAGAGATTGTTTAATTCTTCTTTAAACTCTTTACTGTACAAATCTCTTGGTGTGCTAATCAGTTGGTCAAACTTTGCCCTAAGAATTTTGTTGTCAATGGTGTCTCGAAACTGTTTTTCTTCTCCGTGTCCGTAGTGTTCTTCAATCTCTTGATAGCAACAACGACAACCTAAGTAACCGTCACAACCTTTTGAACAACTACCACAACAGGAAGTAAACTCTTTTCTATCATCTTGGTAGAGATAGCTTGGCGAGAGATAATACTCTCCGTCTGGAGTAGAATTTCTGTTAGTTGGGTGTTTGTATTCTGTTTTACTCATGTTTGTTCTCCTATTTGAGTATTCATCTTGTCCTCTAAAAAGAGGATAGGATTTCTTTTGTCATAATAGTTATCATCGTATCTTTGCATGCAAAGAAAAATTAAATCTATTTCTTTCTTAGTTAGCTTTAATGTAATCATGCCCTCACTCCTATAGTAGTTTCAGTCACTTCTACAGATATGTTTCCACCATTTACTACTCTGGTTAGCATATCGTCTGAAAGGTGTATAAATTCTCCAAAGTCATCACGACTTACTGCATAGGTTTTATCCCATAGTAAATCTGCATCTTGTGTCTTAGGGTTATAGCCACTCGCATAAACCACAAAACCATTTTCTCTTGGGGTTTTGCCATTGTCAGCTTTAAAGGCATTCATTAAGTAAATGCCTTCGTCTTTGACAAAAAACATGCCTTTCTTTGAGGTAGTTTTTTTGGTGTAAGGAAGGTTAAACTTCTTGTGTTTTAAAGTCTCTTTTGCAAGAGACTTTAAATCGTTATTACTTCTAAATGTTAATTTACTCATGATTGCACACTCTCCTTGATACCAAAAAGTTTTTCACAATTCTTTTCAGAGATTATGTACTCTTGGGAAGTATCTTGGTCTTGAACAATGAAAGGTCTTTTTCTTGCTTTAGGTTTGAAACCCACTAGCTTAACTTTCATGCTATTCATGTTAGCAATCTTGGTTTGGTCTAAGGACATTAGAAAATCGTATTGTTCCCTACCTTCCAATTCTCGCTTGAGTGCTTTTTCAGTTATTGATAAACCACCTTCGACAGATAATCTAAAACCATTAAATTTTATACTATCATCATCATAAGAAGCATTCCCTAGTTCAAAACTTAACCCATATTCATTTAGAAATTTGGGTAATTCTTTATCTAGAATTTGCCTTATGTGTTTAGCAGTTGCTAAATCCATTTCTTTTATCTTGCTCATAATTTTCTCCTATATTTTGATTAAAAGCCTAGTTATTTTACCAAAAAAACACCTATATTGATAACAATTTGTCAGTTGTTTTAAGCTAGTAAGACAAGCTAGTTCAAGTTAGAGAAAGTTAAAAAAAAGATTGATATGTGGGGAAAAGCGATTGTGAAATCCCCCACCCCCCTTCCCCCTCTCTCGTAAATAAAACGAGGGGGGTTGCTTTCGCTTCCCCCCTCTGCCTTTAATCACATGGAGAATGTGAGTAAATCATTATAGTTTATTTGCGGTCTAACCTCATTAGAATTTGCGGTCTGCACAAATTTATTTTTTGCGGTCTGTGAAAATCTGCGGTCTGCATCAATCGAGTATTTGCGGGCTACGTCAGTCATAAGGGGGGGGAGGGCCAGGCGGTTAACCTGGTTCTGGTGTTTGGGTTGTTAGTGGAGCTGTAGAACAAAGCGCCTCCATGCGCTGTAGTTCTTTAAGCCTGGTGGCCTTCATGCTCGGGCCTCTTCACCTTCTACGTATTCTATGTATAGATCTCCGAGAAATAGATCCTCGTCATCCATCTTGAAGATTTTATAATCCGTCATACCTCCGCGCGCGTCAGCTCCGTTATGAATACATAACGCGATAATGTCGCATTCGTAGGTATCGCCCAAGCTGATAAACTGAATATCCTGAGATAATGAGTTATCAAAATTAAAGGTATAAGTACAACGCGGTTCTAGGTCCTGGTTGTAAGTCATACGCATATAATCCTCTATATCCGCGATTATGTGGCCGCGCCCGTCTTTATTATCTAGATAATGGTACGGGTTCGCGTCAATCCACGCCTGTAGATCCTGCGTGTCTTGGTCCAAATACTCTAGGCTATTAACCAGGTGATGGAATAAGGATTTATAATAGTAAGCAAAATCACTGTCCGCGTCTAACAGTTCCAGCTCCGTCTCAGCTTGGAAGTCCGCTAAACTTTTCTTTTGATTACGCTGCCAGTGGCGGCCATCTTCACCGCCCGAGTCTAAAAAATGTGTCCCAGTGTTTTCTGTTAGCATTTCATAGACTATATTTTCTATAGTTGCCATAATTTTATTTTCTCCTATGTATTAAAGCCTGTAGATTTTACCATAGATAACTTACAAATTGTTAGTTATTTAATGTATAATAATCATGTCTTTAATAAATGGAGAATAAAAATGAGACTATATATAGCAATGTTAATAACTACTATGATCGCCTTGTTCATGGTGTTTGTAGTGGCTTATAACTTTTTTAACTATGGGTATACCAATATCTTTTATTTAAGCGCATTATCTGTAATGAGCTTTTTAACTGGTTGCGGTGTTTCCTGGTGTGTTTTGTGCTTTGACGAATCAATAGAGGAAGCAACAGAAACAAGGCAACCAATGGCCAGGAGGTTAACTAATGAATAACAACCTAGAAGTTATGGTTAAGAATGTCTACGGCAATGACTTAGTTTATCCACATTGTGAGCAAGCCAGAAAGCTGGCTAACTTTAAAGGGACTAAGACATTTAATGAGTTAGACCTACAAAGATTAAAGAGTTTAGGGTATGTGTTCACTTGGGTAGCGGATAGGCCCGAATATATTGGAGTTCAATTCCAGGATGGATAACATACGGCAGCGCATCTTTGTCCTGGAGTCTATGGCCAGGCAAGGCGAGGCAACGCATAAGGATATGCAAGAACTCTTTAAGCTACAAACTAAGTTAGCTTCTTTTCAATCTGAAGAACTTATTAACCAGGACGCAATTAATAAGTTATCCAATAAAGATTTAAAAAGAGTTAGCGACATATTAGATAAAATTAAATAACGCGTAAGGGAGACGCAACTAAAAGGCCAGCTTAACCGCTGGCCTTTTTTTATGTCCAGCTCCAGGCAATACCTGGTCCAGTTCCAGGTATTGGGACTCTTTTTTTTTCTCAACTCAATCAGCTCAGAAACTTTTTTTTTTGATCGACCCCCCCTTTTTAATTGGGACTCCTACGCCTGCCCCTTTTAAATCCCTTTTTGCACAAATAATCACCATGAAATACAATTCCAATATGGCTGTGAACCTAGGACACCTCTCCGAAGATAAAATGAAGGAAATCCTGCTGTTGCAGGAACGCCTGCAAAACCTGAACGCCCAGGAAGACGTGCGGGACTCCTTCCTCGAATACGTCAAATACATCTGGCCCGAGTTCATCGAGGGTGAACACCATCAACTGTTCGCTGAAAAACTCGACCGCATTGCCAACGGCGACATCAAGCGTCTCATCGTCAACATGCCGCCACGGCACACCAAGAGCGAGTTCGCCTCGGTCTACTTTCCGTCCTGGGTAATGGGACTCCGCCCCAATCTGAAGATTATGCAGACCACGCACACGGCGGAATTGTCCGTGCGTTTCGGTCGTAAAGTGCGGAACCTTATGGCCACCGAAGAATATAAGTCCCTGTTCCCCGACGTCGGCCTGCGCGCCGACAGCAAGTCGGCCGGGCGTTGGGACACCGATCAGGCCGGCGAATATTTTGCGGCGGGGGTCGGCGGTGCCATCACCGGACGGGGTGCGGACCTACTCATCATTGATGACCCGCACTCGGAGCAGGACGCGCTTTCACCCAGCGCGCTGGAATCGGCTTACGAGTGGTACACCTCCGGTCCCCGTCAGAGGTTGCAGCCCGGCGGGTCCATTGTCGTGGTGATGACGCGCTGGAGTACGCTGGATTTGACTGCGCAGTTGCTGAAGAATCAGACCGAAGTGCATTCGGATCAGTGGGAGGTGTTGGAATTGCCCGCCATGTTTGAGGACACGGGCAATGTGTTGTGGCCCGAGTATTGGCAGAAGGAAGAATTGGAGAGTGTCAAGGCGTCGCTGCCGGTGAGCAAGTGGGAAGCGCAGTACATGCAGAACCCCACCTCGGAAGAGGGCGCGATTATTAAGCGCGACTGGTGGCAGATTTGGGAAGAGGACGAGCCGCCCGCGTGTCATTACGTCATTCAGAGTTACGACACCGCGTTTAGTCGTAAGGACAGCGCCGACTATTCGGCGATTACCACCTGGGGAGTGTTTACGCCGAACGAAGATTCAGGCGACGCCATTATTTTGTTGGACGCCGAACGCGGTCGTTACGATTTTCCCGAACTCAAGGGGGTGGCGTACGATAAGTACCAGGAGTACGAACCCGACCTGGTGTTGGTCGAGGCGCAGGCTTCGGGCATGCCGTTGACGCAGGAGCTGCGCAACATGGGGATCCCTGTTTCTAATTATCGGCCGTCGCGCGGCAACGATAAAGTTACGCGTGTGCATGCCGTTAGCCCGGTGTTTGAATCGGAGATGGTGTGGGCGCCCGATGCGTATTTTGCCGAGGAAGTGATCGAGGAGTGTGCCGCCTTTCCCTACGGTGAACACGACGATTACGTTGACTCGATGACGCAGGCTATATTAAGATTTAGACAGGGCAGTTTTGTTCGGCTATACTCGGACGAGGAAGATGAACAACCGTTGCCCAAACAACGCATTTATTACTAGGAATACGGGAGGAAGTAATGCCTGGACCAGGAAGTAGACAAAAATATCCAAGAGGAAAACGCGGTGGTCTTTCACTATGGAAGAAACATAAATTAAAAGGTTCTAAGCGGGCAAGACCAACGAGATCAGTCTCACCAGGGGCGCCACGCGTAGCAGGAACTCCAGGAGGTAGTGGTGGAGGTGGAGGTTATGGACCAAACCCACCTTGGGGAGGTAGTAAAGGTGGAGTGGTCCGCAAACAGGCGGGCGGATTCGTCCACAGAAGAAATCAACGGAGACAAGGATAATGGCAGTAGGAAAAAAAATATTTGAAGGCGTCGGTCGATTGAGTCGGAAGGTGCAGGGCAAGAAGGCTAAGATCAAAACCCGTCCGGGACAGAAGAAAGGCTCACCGCATTACAAGACCACCAAGAAGGGCCAACACAAATCGGTGTCGCAAAAGACCACCTCGAAATACGACAAAAAAGTCGGCAAGGTGAGAACGAAACAGGGAGCCGCAGTGGCCGGCGGTGCAGGGACAGTGGCATTACTGTCACAAGCTGGTAAAAAAGGCGAACCCGCCCAACAACCCGCGGGAACAGCCAATGGCTTCGGCGCGGCGTTCAGGAAAGCACGCAACGATTATTTGAATGATCGCTCCAAGGCGAAAACCTTTGACTGGAAGGGCAATAAGTATCACGTCCGCATCAAGGGTGAAACGCCGGCGATGTTGGAAACGCAACGCGGTAAAACGCTGAGTGGCGACTTCAGTAAGACCGGCGCTAAAAAGGCGGTGGCAAAGAAACCCGTTAGAAAAAGAAGGGTGGCACGCTTAAAGAAACGTCAAGCCAGAGCCACCACCAAAGGCAAAACGCAAAGAGCTTCTAATTTGAAGAAACGTATCAGTCGGTTAGAAAAGAAAGCCGGTGGCGGTCTCGCGACCAATGATTTGGGACTGCGCAACCGTCCCGAAAAGAAAGCCGTACGTGCCATGAAAAAAGGCGCGGGCAAAAGCGTGGCAGCGAAAGTGAAGCGTACCAGTGTGCCAAAGAACAAAAAGAATATGGATCTCGCACCCAAGCGCAGAAAAGGAGCTTCGATCAAGGGTTATCAGGGTGGAGGCGTCGCTGAGAGAATTGCTTGGCAAGAACAACAACCCGCTGCACGTATTAGTACCAGAGGTCCTTACGCCAGTGGCAGACCGCATAAAGTGGCTGGTTTTGGCGACATAAATCCTAATGAACCCACCAATGTGCGGCAAAGACCCGGTGGCATGAAGACGGGTGGTATGGCTAAAAAACAAGGTTACAGTGCCAAATTGGACGAATCCCTCGGGGTGCGTCATCCTGGCAAGAAGACCCAAAGCCTTAAATCGAGACGTGCCGAAAGCAAGGGCGCCGAGAAGGCTGCGGGTAAAAGAGCTTACGCCGCCGTTAAGACCATGGACAAGGGTACACGCAAGGCTAAACCCCGTGGGGTTGGAGTGGCCAAACGCGGTTATGGCAAAGCCCTTAGTTAAGACCGTATATGCTCCAGTGACGCAATGGCGTAACTGGATAGGTGCTTATTATTTGAGGAAGTGCAATGGCGGAATTCAAAAGAGCTGAGAAAAAAGCATTTGCCTATGGCTTGGCTCTAGCTTTATCCATTCATGTGACCATGAACACACTGTATTTTTTTGGTTTAGTGGGGTAACGCATGGCCGATGTAGACAAAGCTCTGTATCCTGGCGAAGCTGAGTCCCTCGACATTGAGGACGAAAGCAAAACCATTGAACTCGGCATTCCCGATGCCGATGTGTTTGGCGAAGGTGAAGTTGACATCGAAGAAATGGAGGACGGTTCCGTTCTCGTCGGACCCACACCTCCCGTAGTACAAGAAGGCGAATTTTATCAGAATTTAGCCGAGGAACTGGAAGATCAGGAACTCGCTAAGATTCTCAATAACTGTCTCGGTGACGTGCAGGGCGACAAGTCCTCGCGCAAGGAGTGGGAACAACAGTATCGCGACGGTCTGGAATTTTTGGGCATGCGCTACGAAGAACGCACACAACCGTTTGCTGGCGCCTCTGGCGTTACCCATCCGCTGTTGGCGGAATCGGTGACGCAGTTTCAGGCGCAGGCTTACAAGGAATTGCTGCCGTCCAACGGTCCCGTGAGAACACAGATTATCGGCGCTAAAACCCCGGATTCGGAACAACAGGCCAGTCGGGTCAAGGAATACATGAATTACCAGATCACCCAGGTGATGCAGGAGTACGATCCCGAAACCGATCAGTTGCTGTTTTATCTGCCCTTGTCGGGAAGTGCTTTCCGCAAGGTTTATTACGATCAGAATTTAGGCCGTGCGGTCTCCCAGTTCATTCCGTCGGAAGATCTGGTAGTACCTTACGGCACCACCGACCTGCAAAGCGCTATCCGCATTACGCACATGCTGGAAATGTCCATCAACGACGTGCGCAAATTACAACAGAATGGTTTTTATCGCGACGTGCCACTCACCGAGATGCGCGGCGGTAGCGATTATGAAGCCAACGACATCCAGGAAGAAATCGATCGCCTTCAGGGCGAAGAACCTTCCTACTCCTCGACCGGAGAATGTCGTATTTATGAAATTCACACCGACTTAAATCTTCAGGGTTACGAGGACGTCGATGCAGAAGGTAATGAAACCGGGATTAAGCTACCCTACATCATCACTCTCTCTCCTCGAAATAATGCAATACTATCGATTCGACGTAATTGGCGCCCTGAAGACCCTCTCAAACAAAAGATACAGTATTTCGTGCATTACAAATTTCTGCCTGGACTCGGCTTTTACGGTTTCGGCTTGACGCACATGATCGGTAGTCTGTCGCGTTCGGCCACTTCCATATTGCGTCAGCTTATTGACGCGGGGACGCTGGCCAACCTACCCGCCGGCTTCAAAGCCCGCGGCATTCGTATCCGCAACGACGACCAGCCATTGCAACCCGGTGAGTTCCGTGACATGGACGCGCCCGGCGGTTCTTTACGCGACGCCTTTGTGTCGTTGCCGTTCAAGGAACCGAGTGCAACCTTACTGAATCTGCTCGCCATCCTCGTCGATGCGGGCAGACGTTTTGCTTCCATTGCCGATTTACAGGTCGGCCAGGGCAACCAGGAAGCGCCGGTCGGCACCACGGTGGCGTTACTCGAACGCGGTACGCAAGTGATGTCTGCTATACATAAGCGACTGCACTACGCGCAGAGAATAGAATTTAATTTACTGGCTAAGATCTTTGCGGAAGCTCTGCCTCCTATGTACCCTTACTTGACGGCAAATGGCGATCAAACCATCAAACAAGCTGATTTCGACGCCCGCGTTGACATCGTTCCCGTCTCTGATCCCAACATTTTTTCCATGAGTCAACGCATTGCGTTGGCACAAGAATTGATGCAGATGGTGCAGAGCAACCCCGAGATTCACGGACCGCAAGGTATTCAGGAATCTTATCGGCGCATGTATATGGCGATGAACGTCGAGAACATCGACGCCATTTTGCCACCGTTGCCGGTGCCGCAACCACAGGATCCCGCCGCTGAAAACGGCGGTCTCATATTGCAGCAGCCCGCGCAGGCATTTCCACAACAGGATCAGGACGCTCACATCACTTCCCACCTGTCGCTGTATAACACGGCACAGGCACAGATGAATCCGCCGGTGTTGAGTCTTATTCAAGCCCACATTTACCAGCACGTTTCGTTTAAGGCGGCGCAGATGGTCGATATGGAAAACCAACAGAATCCTCAAATGATGCAAATGCAGCAACAGGCCATGCAGAATCCCGAACTGCAACAGCAATTGATGGCCCAGGTGGCTAACCGTGTGGCCCAGGTCATCGCCGAATTGATGGCGCAGTTGAATATCAACTTTGCTCCGCCCGACCCCGAAGATCCACTGGTGGATCTACGCCGCGAAGAGATTGCGGTGAAGTCGGCCGACGTGCAGCGTAAGGCCAGGGAGTTTGAAGAAAAGCAAAAATACGATATGGTGGACATGCAACAACGCGACGAGATTGCCCGCGAACGTCTGGACGTGATGGAAGACATCGCCGAGATGCGTAACGAAACCGCGCAGGATCGTCTCGATCAGCAAGAAGAATTTAAAAAAATGGATATAGAAAAGGAGAAAGACAAATGAGTTCGGTAAGAGAAAAACGGAGTGCGGTGGCGAAAGCCCAAATGCAGGCGATTAAAAAAGTTGAAGCCGATGCGGCCAAAGGCATCGTCGCAGCGGTTGAGCCGGTGGTGGAAGTGAAGGCGGAAGCGCCTAAAAAACGCGGTCGTCCGAAAGGTTCGACGGTTAAAAAAGCAGCCGCTAAGAAAGCCCCCGCCAAGAAAAAAACAGCTGCCAAAAAAAGTGCCGCTAAAAAAGGGTAGTTCGCAGAAGGTAATTTCTGCTAACATTAGACAATTAATTCGTGAAGGCTATGGAAAAAAGCAGGCAACTGCGATAGCCTATAGCGAGGCAAGACGATCAACTCGGAGTAAAAGCAATGCAAAAAGACCCAAAAGTACAAAAAGGAAAGTTCAAAGTAAAAAAACAAGGAACGGTAAAGTACGCCGCCATAAAAGATCTGGGTAAGATCGGTGGACCCAAGCCCGGCATGGGCAAAGGTAAAAGTAGGGGTGGCGGAGCTGCCATCCGCGGTACCGATTTTGAAGGCATTTTTTAAATGGCAATAACCCAGCTGCCCATCCGCATGCAACTCGGCGGTTTCCCCATGTTCCCTCCAGGAATGGGTCCCCGCATGGGCATGCCTCGAGGCGGCATGGGTCAAGTACGCCGTCCCCCTCCGCCCAGTGATGAGGACGAAGGCGGTCGTCGTGCGCCAACACCTTTTTCTTTAGAAGATTTATCCCCGCGTCATTTTCAAGCGCCACGAGCGCCTAATTTATTTGTAGGCGGCCCATCTGTTTACGATCCCTCTCAGAGCTTTCCGAGTTTCGGAGGCTATGGCGGCAATCTCCCCCAGGTGCCGCGTTACGGCGGACGCACAGGTGGTCCGTTTGGTCCCCCTCCCCCGCCACGGGGTTATCCCATGGGCGGGGGCATGCCCGGATTCGGTCCTGGCGCGATGCCGTTCAGGCCCAGACCCAGACCGCAAGCTCCGCAGTTTGATTTTGACGAAGACCAACTGCGCAGTTTCTTTCAACAGATGATGGGACCCCAGGACACCAGCGAAATGACGGCTTTACAGGATCGGATTAAAGAACTCGAAGGTCAGATCTCGGGTTTTCAAACTCCAGGCGGAGTCGAAGAAGAAACTACGGTAACGGAAACGGAAACGATTCCCACACCGACACCGACACCAACTCCACAAGTACCAACACCGACACCTCAAGAACCGACTTGGCAGTTGCCACCGGAAATTCAAGAACAAATTGACGCTCTACAGGTAGATATTCCCAATATAAACCTACCAGGATTAGGCCGTACAGAACCTAACGGGGATCTGCGCCTATGGCCTGGCGGTAGACCAGATTGGCAAGACTTTTCTACAGGGGGTACTGAAATAAATGCACCAGTGATGCCACCCATACCCACAGGTCCACAATTTACACCAATTCAACAAGAAGTGAGAGGAATGGATCGTTTTACACCAGAGCAGATTGAGGCTATAAAAAACGCGCCAC